TGCTTCATGTTATCCAGAAATTAGTATGAGAGATTGTTCCCTGTTCCTGGATGATTTTGAGCATCATGTATATGTAATTTGTTTTGGAGATGATAATATCATGAGTGTAGGTGAAAAGATGAAGATTGTTGTTAATCAACAGGATTTAACTGAGTCATTTGCAGCTTTTGGTTTTAAATACACTATGGAATGTAAAGGCACAGATACTGTGACTAATCATAGGAGTCTGTCTGAAGTTTCTTTTCTTAAGAGAAGCTTTTTATATAACAGACGATTTGCAAGGTATATAGCACCCTTAGAATTGGGTGTTATTCTTGAAATGTGTCAATGGTCCAAGAAAAATGATACAAATTTTGATTTTGTGAAAGAAAATGTACAGAATGCTCTTTATGAATTGAGTGCTCATGGATTGGAAGTGTTTTCTGAGTGGCAACCTAAATTGGTTAATGCTGCTCGGAAGAAGTTATCTTTTGTTCCTAAGCATTCATCTTATGATGATTGCATTTCTATGCAGGTAGATCGTGAAGGTTTTATTGATAGATGTTAACACATTGGTTGATCTTGACTGTGGACCAAAATGTCGGTTTTAAGCAGTTATTGCAACCAATGATGCATCTTGCCGTGGGTATTTACCCTTACTGATCACGGAAGGCAGGTTAATTACCATTTCCGAGACCACCGACTAGTTACCATATTCTAGGTCAGATATGGATAATGAACTATAGATCTGCAACAAATTCAACACAAGTGGTGCAGTCTCAGCCCAAAGTAGAGACAAGTACAACTACATTCACAGCTCAAGATCCTGTGAATGTAAATGATAGACAAGTGAAAACATCACATGATCTTGATCTTGTTAATAGTTCGACGACAGGATTTGTTGATCAGGGATTAGCTTCTTTTATGAGGAAACCCTTGATCATAGCTTCAAATGAGCTTCTGGCATCAAATTTAGCTGGAACTTTATTGTTTCGGTTTAATATTGGTCAACAAATCACTGCACAACCTATGTGGAATCTTAAAACTAATGGTTTCATGAATTTTAGAGGAACAGCTGTGGTGAGGTTGCAAGTTAATGCCAACCCCTTCCAAGCTGGAAGATTGATTCTCGGCTATTTGCCGAATTATACCCACAATGATAGACCTATGGGTCAACATTTATCAAATCTTTGCACTATAACACAGATTCCACATGTGGAGATGTCTCTTCAAGATACTGAATGTGTTCTTGAAGTGCCATATATAGCCCCAACTACCCATTATAATAAATTGACTGGGTATTATGATTGGGGTTCTGTATTTTGTTTTGTGTATTCTCCTCTTGTAACTGGTGCTGCATCACCAAATTCAGCACAATATACTTGTTGGTTGTCTTTTGATGACTTTGAGTTTGAGGTGCCTGTTGTTGCTAATTCTGGTGTTATTAAAGGACAGCGTGGCATTATTAGAAAGTATGCTGTTAATAAAAATTCTTCTCTTGATAAAGAGGTGAATAAAGGTGATGGTCCTATATCATCAATTTTGTCAAATGTTTCAGGTATTGCAAGCACTTTAGCTACAGTACCTTTTCTTGCACCTATTGCAGGTCCTTCTGCTTGGTGCACGAATCTTTTGTCGGGTGTTGCGAGTGCTTTTGGTTATTCTAAACCAGCTCTTGATACCCAATTGACAAGAGTCACTGACAATTATAACGCTTATCTTTGCAATTCTAATGTGACTGATACTAATCAGCCACTTTCACTACTAGTGGATAACAAGGTATCTATTATGCCTGATGTTGGTGCTAGTGGTTTGGACGAAATGTCCATAAATTTTATAAAGAAGCAGAAGGCCTTTATTAGATCCACTTCTTGGACAGCCTCTGCTCCACCTGGACTTCTGAATCAAGTCCAGATGAACCCTTTCTTGGTTGGTAATTCTTTGGCCACTAATCACATACATTTTGGACCTACACAAGGTGCGGATGTGAGAAGTATGCCTCCTGTAGAATTGTTGGCTAGGTTGTTTGATAAGTGGAGAGGTTCTATGGTTTTGACAATCAAAGTAATTAAAACCAAGTTCCATACTGGCAGGTTATTGGTGGCTTTCGATCCTTTTGGATTTGGTGGGTTACCTACACTTGCTGGTACTGCATATTTGCATCGTGAGATTATAGATCTCAGGGATGGTGATGAATTCGTCATTACAGTCCCCTATGCAAACAATACTATGTATTTGGAGACAGATGATGTCAGTACTGGCAATTCTGCTCCAATTGTAAATATTTTTATTCTTAATGAGCTTAGAGCTCCAGAAACAGCGGCACAGAGTGTTGAAGTTATTCTGGAGATACACGGTGGTGATGACTTGGAATTTCAATGTCCAAAAATGGCATCTTTGGTTCCAGTCGATCTGATAAATCCACAATCAGGAGATGATAGTGATGCTTTGATTTTGACTCACAATATTGGAAACAGTGTTATACATGAGCCTTCAAATCAAGCTTCTCAACTTTGTGTTGGGGAACATGTCACTTCTATCTTACAACTGTTGAAGAGGTATGTGCGTCTTTCTTTGTTGAATAACTTGACAGCTCAACAAACATGGACATTACAACCATTTTTCAGTGGTTTGCCAGGTCCTAGTCAGATTGGTCCTGGGTATGCTTATACAAAACCACCTAGCATTGGTGATTATGTTGCTTTGTTTAGTAGCATGTATGCTCACTCTAGAGGTGGTATAAGGATTAAAATCCTTGCTAATGGTACCACTAATACATTTCAGGGAAATCTTATTGATTTTCTTTCAACTACAAGTGTGGAATCTGTTACTGGATACACACCTGGTTATACTTATGATGCTATTGCCACCACCACTGCTGCCAACTTGCCTGATCAATTTGATGCTGAGGCTGGTGTAAGTGGAACTTGTAATGGCATTACTGTTCAAGTGCCGCAGTATACGAGCACTTATACAAGAATAAATCGCATGCCTGGTGGAAATCAGACTGCTGCAACACTACAATTTCCAGATGTTTCTAGATATTCTCTGGGTGTTCGTAGTTTTTCCAATATGGGTATTGGATCAGCTTTTAGAGCTGTTGCCGATGATTGGCAATTTTCGACGTGGATTGGAGTTCCACCTCTTGTAATTAAATTTTACTCCACTTATTAGAAATATATTGTTTCTTTTTCTCCTCATTTTTAATGGGGTTTTTCTTTTTACTGAGAGAGCCATTTTGATATGGTTTCCCTCGCCTTTTGAATTTATCAATAGATATGTTCTAGCAAGACGTTATTCGTCTCCGTTCAGAAGGCGGGGCCGGTTTCTTATCTTGGTAGAAATTTAGTTTATCGTTTTCAAACGATTATTTAAAAACCGATCGTAACTCTGTGCACGTTGATTGGGGCACGCAGGTTTTTATGCAAAAAAAAAAAAAAAAAACAAAACGGAACGAGCACCCGCGGGAAC